TAAAAGACCGCCGAATGCATACAAACAGCAGTCAGCTTGTCGCCTTGATCACCCAGCAGGCTGCGAGCTTTGGCCACCTGACGGGGACCGAGGCTGGTGGCACCGGAGGTGTCGAAGCGCAGTGCATCAAAGGCAGGACTGTCGCCGCCGGTGAGAGCGCCGAAGCAACCCTCAAGGCATTTGATCAGATCCTTCTGCCGTTGGTTGGCGACGTATTCAGCCACCTTGGCGCCGATGGCAGCCATCGGGTCAGCGCCGGCAGCAAGGGCAGCGAGGTCGCGCGATTCAAACGCACGGCCACGGTGGAGGATAACGCCCACCTGCTTGTCGGCTTCAATCTTGCCGGGTGTCAGCGAGGTGCTGTCAGACAGCACTTCAAAGTCACCGCCGAGATTGGCCTTCCAGAAAGGCACGTTGACGAAATCACCGCCTTCAGTGGCGTTGAGTTCAGCCATAGGCTGCACCACGCCGGAAGCCAGGAAGGCATCGCGCTGGGTGCTGGCTTCAATGACGTACGGGGTAAAAATTTCGGGGACAATGATGTCCGATCGAAGAGTTGCCATGATGGCCCTCAGTAGTTGTTGTTAGCGATGGGCGCAGCCCGTATTACACCAGCGCAGCCGGTTGGTTACAGCTTAGCAGCCGCTTTTAAGCGGTCGTACAGATCACGATCGGTGCGATAGAGCCTGGATTGTTCAGTCAGGTTGAACGTTTCCTTGGCGAAGGGGTTCTTGATGCCGGGCGGGATGTCGCTCACGGCATTAGCGCCGATCGGTGCACCGGATCCTTGCGGCTTCGGTTGCTTCTGCATCCATGCCGGCAGCGTCGCCTTAGCCCACTCTTGTACGGGCGTGCGCTGGTAGCCGTTCACGACTACCACGGTGCCGTCAGGGTCGCGCTCGATCTGGTTGCTGTCCAGCTTGGTCTTCAGTACCAGGTCAGGATCATGCACGATGTCTGCCAGTGCAGAGACGGCAGGCGTCAGCAGCTCCAGTTCGCGGATGCGTGCTTCAAGTTCAGTGATGCGCTGGTCCTTTTGCGCCGTCGCCTCACGGAACTGCTGCTCCAGAGCTTGCCGCGCTTCGGTGTATTTACCTTGTGATTCAAGTTCAGCTTGCTCAGCGCGACGCTTGAATTCAAGGAGTTCATTGATGTCAACACCATCGGGCACGGTTGGTTGCTTCTTCGCAGCACGCAACTCGCTGATCAGTTCCTTGTTCTTGCGTTCCAGTGCCTCCACACTGCGCTGCAGTGCTTCCGTGTCAACCGCAGGCGGTGTTGCTACCGGAGCCGCAGGCTCAGTGGCAGCTTGGTTCTCTTCAGACATGAATAACCCGCAGGGTTAAGTGCAGCGCTAGTCTAACCCTATGGAAATACTCAACAGCAACGAAAGCGGCCTCGGATCTCGCGACATCCGTCACGTGCTGAGCAAAATCATTGACATCGACGAGGACGGCAATGAGACAAAACTGTTCGCCGCTGTTGGCAACATGCACCTTTCGCGTGTGGTCGCCATCGCTCGTGATGAGGATGGCGACCTACTGCTGATCACTGATCATGCGCAAGCGGTGATGGAGCAACTCGGCAGCTGGGATGAGTTTCTGGAGGATTGATCAAGACTTGCGGCGTGATGTTGATTTGCGTTTCTTCTCCATGCGGCGCACCTTGGCTTGCGCCGATTGGAACGCCTTTACGTTGGCGCGAATGTTGGCGGCACCTGCATCTGTTCGTTTGCCGAGGCCGCGAGTTGTGGTCCTGCCTCCGGCTTGCATTTTTGCTTTGCGGGCAGCGGATGTTGCAGCCTTGTATGCGGCTTTAGCCTTGCGGCCAGTTGCCACCTGGCTCTTCATTGCTGCAGGCTTGACCTTGGTGCCTTTGCCTTGACCAACGGTGGCGCCGATGGTCCTATCAAACATTCTTTTAGCAACAGTGCCGCCCGGCGCGGATGTGCCAGGCCGGCTGCTGCCCATCTTCGGCCCGCTGGATTTACCGCCTAACCGGCCGCCTTTCTTGGAGCCGCCCTTGCGGCCTCCACCACCTCCGCCACCGCCTCCGGCAAAGCGGCCGCGTGAGTCGCGTTTATATGTACGGGCCACGGGAAAATAAAGAACTCTACCGTAAGTTTAGTTCCGACCGACGCTTAATCACCATGTTGCCGGTGGATTCAGATTTCACGCGCACGATCGGGTCATCCGGTGTGCCGACGCGGGTTACGGTACCCCCTGATGCAGTGCGGATCGTGGCGCGTTCTGAGCCGATACCAACCACGCGGCCGTAAGTGCGGACACCTTGATGCATCCAACTGACGCGATCACCGCGTTTCATTTAGCCTTCCTCTTCTTGCGTGACTTTCCGGCTTTTGCGTACGCGATTGCGATTGCTTGCTTGCGTGGCTTGCCGGCCTTGATCTCGCGTCTGATGTTCTCTGAGATCACATCCTGCGACTTGCCCCTCTTCAACGGCATGACGCCAATCCTCAACACCTGTCAACAGGCTACGGCCATCAGCTGTCGCCCAGCCCTTGTCGGTGTAACGCGCCGGCACCCAGGTCTCGCCGATGAGCGCCTCGACCGGATCGGAGGAGATGAAGTAGATCCCTTCGTTGCGAAAATGCCTAAGGCTCGGCAGGTCCATACCGCTTGCGTAGCTGCTCCAAGGTTAGTTCGGACCCGTCATCACGCACCAGCTTCGCCATTGCATCGCGGGCAGCACGCTTGCGAGCAGTGTCCGGCTTAACTCCTTGCTGAATCAGCTTGCTGGTGTCCTTGCGCACGATGGTTTGGAAGTATTTGGTCTTGCTGCCCAGCACATCCTCTTGCACGCTGGCCGGTTGCTTGCTGAGCCACTCGCCGTAGCTGGTATCAGCTGGCACCTGACCCTTCATGCTGGCTCGCTTGCCGGGTGGCGGTGGTGAGAATCCGAGGCCTTCATAGTCAATAACTGGTACTGTCGTACTCCTGCACGCGAAATGAAGCGGCGGTGTTGGACCTTTGCCATATTCAAACTCTCGGCCATCATTAGCGCGGCAAATTGCACTCGTGCGCGTGTCAAGCGTTGCCACGTATCTGTACTTTTTCGTTATATCTTGATTTGCCTCATACACTTGCTGACTAGCGGTGTTCGCCACTTGGTTGATGCTGGTCCGCACCAAGGTCATCACCTGATGGTTGGCAACAGTGGTCAGCTCACCGCCGGCAGCCTGGAGTTGGCGCACCGATAGCCCCGCCGCACGCATCTGCCCACGTGATAGAGGGCCAACATCACCAAACCTCAGTGGTTCTTGGCTGCGCTCTAGGTTGCCCACTAGCCGCTTCGCGATCGACTGCGTGGTTTCACCGGTCAGCAGGCCATTCCGTACAGTCTGTGCAAAACGCTCCGCCTGCGCTTCGGCGATACCACGAAAGGCCTTTTCCACGATCTGCCCATTCGGCAGCGTGATCATCGTGCCTTGCGTTGCGGTGAGGCTGAACGTACCGGTACCAGCCTGCCGCGCGAGCGCTTCGGCGCCATACACCGACTTATAGAGGTCATCGCTCAGCGTCACCACATTGAGTTGTGTTGGGTCAGTGGTGACCACCGACTGCGCAAACTGCGGTGAGATCTCCACGGTGCGCACTGCATCGCGAGCGCCGACTGGTAGCGCTTGCCGCAGCTGGTCAGTGACGAACTCCGACTGCAGCAACGCCAGGCCTTGCAGTTCTTGCGCGGTCAGCTCTGTTGCATCACCGGCCCATGTGGCAAGGCTGTCACGCAGCTGCGCAAGGATCGCCCGCAACCGGGCAGCCTGTACCGGTGCCGATGCCTCATCAATCGTCTGCAGTTGGTTCACTGCGTCGATAATGATGTCGTTATAGGCATTGATCAACCGCCGCGCGACGCTATTGCTGTAGCGGTTCAGGTCGATTGCATTGCGGTAGAGGCTGCTGGGAACTGTCATGCAATAAAGATCCCCAAATCCTCCGGTTGATACCCGGATCGGATGCTGATATTGGCGCCACGGTTCAGCGCAGACTGGATCAGCGCCGCGAATGCTTCATATCCATTGTTGCCATCTTCCATCAGCACTACCTCATCCACTTCATCAGGCTTGCCTTGCTTGTACCAACTGATGCGTACGATCGCGAGGATCTCCATCGGCAGCTTGCTGACGTGGTAGTCCAGCTCCTGCCGGCGTGGTGGCCGTGGTTCAATCATGATCATCACGTCAACGAGCCGATCGGTGATCCAATCAAGCAGGCGATAGAGCAGCTGTTGCATCCAGCTCATCCTCCACGTTGAAGTCATCGCCGAGCACTTCACCATCAGCCAATCGCTGCAGCAGCGTCTCCTGCGTAATGGTGCCAGCGATATAAAGCTGCAGCAGTGATTGGATCTGCTGCGCTTCCAGTGTTCCGCCGATGAAGTCACGATTCACATAGCTACTGCCGGCCGCTTCTGGTGTGCCGAGGAATTGCGCATGAAACTGCAGGCAGTTGTCGATCATGTCCTGCATGTTCTGCGCGATCACCATCATGGTGCTGTCGCCTTGGCTGCGGTCGATACGCTTTGCTTCGGCGGTTTCAGCGCTGAGCTTCTGGCCGAGCACTGCCGCAAGGCCCAGGTCATTGATCTGCCGCTCCAGCTGCTCCAGCCGGCGGAACTGGTAGTCAAAGCTGCGGCCGGCAGGTTCGATGTACTCAGCGCGGCCTTCTGCCGGGAAGGCAATAGCCTCGCCGGGGCCAGCGCTCACCTCTTCAGCGCTGCTGGGGAAGCCGTAGAAGGCCAGCATCGGCACTGCCGAGATGTGCAGCTGGTTATCAAGATCCGACTGGATCTGATAGGTCTTCAGGTTCAGCTCAGCGATGTCCTGCAGCGGCGGGCGTGATTCCAGCAGTGCCACGCGGTTGGCATAGGCCACGCTAAATGGGATCCGGTCGATCGTTGTTGTGCCTTCGTCGTAGATCTTGAAATCGCCGGTGCTTTCATCACGCCGATGCAGCTGATATGCACCTGGCGTCAGCACCCGCACCTGCTCCACTTGCTTCTCGCCGTATTCACCATCCGGCTCGGTAAGTGTTTCCTTCAACCGCAGCTGCGTGATCTGCTGGCTGCCGTCAATCATCTCAGTGCGCCATCCAAGGATGTCGCGCGGCGTGTAGCACACCCAGTACGGCCGGCCATTGCCATCAGCCGGTGCATCGACCAGTACGCCAACATGCCCGTAGCGGATCATCTTACGGGCGGTTTCATAGACCCAGCAATTCAGATCATCGCCCAGCAAGTTGACGTCAAACAGCTGCTCGCGGATGGTGTCGCCAGTGTCGTTGAGCCTCACCGGTTTGCGCGTCAACATGCCGGCCAGCATTCGCTCCAGGCGGATGTAGTACGGCGGGCAAACACTACGCGCAAGCCGGGCGTCGTAGCTCTCATCAATCTCTCTCGGCTCCTGCGGCAGATAACGCCTGTGTTTCTTCCGCATTGCGGTGGTGCCGCCGATCAAATCCTCGATCAAGATCCAGTGCGGCTCCTGCGCATACCATGCAGTGATTGGATCCGAGACGCCAGCAACCTTACGTGTAGCTGTCGGCCGGTCGTATGCGCGAAAGCCTGAATACATCTGATGCACCTCGATGGATGCAGTCTACGCAGCCACAAAAAACCCCGCCGGCGATGCCAGCAGGGCCGGGTATCCCTCGCGGAGTTGCTCAAGCTCCGCGTGCAGCTTACTCCCCGGCGTAGGTGAGCACGATCTGCTTACGGCCGACCTTGATCTCGAACTCATCGCCAGGTTCAGCACCCATCTGCTGCATGTACGCCTCACCGATCTGCAGCTTGCCATTGAACTGCACCTTCGCCTTGTACGGCAGCCCACGGCCGCGTTTGGCGGGGCTGCCACCGCCGCTAATGGTAAGTCCCTTGGCATCAAGCAGCGCCTCATAGAACGCCGTGAAGTTCACCTGTTCAGAGCCATCCGCCTTGGCAGTCACATACCCGCAGCCGCGTGCCATCTGGCTTTTGTTGCTGCCTTCCAGTTCTTTCACCTTCGCCAGCAGTTCAGCGCCTTTCAGCATTGTTCAGTTGTAGTTGACTGGTGGAGTTTAGTCGGCCTTGAGTTCGTTGGCGATGGCTAGGAGTTCGGACCGGGTGTGCTGGCGTTGGCACAACCTCTCTAGTTCTGGGCTGCGCAGCATCGGCGGAACTTGTTCCTTCGGCACTAATTGATCCGCAACAGCCTCTAGTGCAGCAGCCAACTTCTGGCCATAGTCAACAAAGACACAGGCTTCCTCTTCGTTAAAGGCGTCCCAGATGGCTTGTGCAGCGGAAGAGAGGTCGGACATTGAAACGGGTTCCACTATGAGAGTTGGCTGAGATGGGCAATCCGGGAGTGAAAGTGACCACTAGCGCCGGGAGACGCGACGAAACTCTTCTAGGAATTCTTCGCCCATCAGCTCCGTTAGTTCTTTACTGGTGGTATTCTGAATGATGCGAAGAGCTTCCCTGAATCGTCGCTCGTTTTCTTCTTCGCTGATTTGAGGTTCAGTCTGGACTTCAAGTTCGTCCGCTATTGCGTGGATGCTGTGAAGACAGGTGAGAGCCAGCTCGCCAGAATCGCAGTGATCGGCAGCAGCTCGCAAGGCGGCGGCGATGGAAGGGAGATAGTGCCAGTCGTCTGGTTTGCCGCTGGCCGCCGCGTTGAAGGCCCAGAAGACTTGCTGTGCAGCGGGTGAAAGGTTGTTCATGCTTGAGCGAGGGTGGAGAGCCCACCCATGCTACCGCGTTCAACGCTCCGCCACCTTGTAAGTCTTGCCGATCAGCTGACGCACTGCATCGCCGTCGTCGCTGATCAGATACTCCGCATCGCATCGCACCGGCTCTTGCGGCTTGAACCGCAACGTGAAGCTCACCAAGTTGGCGGTTGGGATGCCGAGTGCTGCGGCGATCTGCGGGCCTAGGGTGTCGCTGGTTTGCATGGTCAATACAGGCGGATTCCTGTGCCCTTGCCGGCATTCAGGTGGAGCGGGTTGAATTCGCTCATGATTAGATAGCCTAATCCGTCGCTCCAATGCTCGATGCCGCCTGTCTTGTCGATCACGTAATCGTCGGCGCCTTGTTTATACGTGACATTGCGAAGTGCTTTGATCGTGTTCTTGCAGCGCGGATGCACGAACAGGCGGATCTGACCATTGGCATTGCGGATCATGCAGTTGGTGGCATTGATCTTGTCCTTCACTGCCCACGGCGCTTTGGGGCTCACGCAGCCGAAGCCGTACTGGCGGATGATCTCGTGGTCAGTGCGGCCGGCGGATGACGTTTTTCTAGCGGAGCCGGTCGGATCAGGGAATGCGATCAGCCTGCGATTCCTGAAGCGATCCTTGAGCATTGCGCACACCTCATCGGTGTTGGTTTGACGTACTGACACCTCATCCCAGATGTGCAGCGTGTCGCCAACGCGGCTGCCGAGCACACCAGCGAGCACGCTCACGTTGAAGTCAGTGCCCCACAGGATCGGGCCGCCAGTGTCGGCGATGTCTTGACTGATGTTGTCGTCGCCGAAGTCGGGATACACCCGGCCGGATAGCGTCTCAAAGCTGGCGAGATATTCCTGGCGAAAGGTGCGCTCGTCAAGCGTCAGCCGCGCAGCCTCAATCTCATCTGCCGGTACGTTGCCGCCTTCGATCGTGGTGTAACTGAACGTGGCCCAGTCGTCAAAGTCTTGCGCTTGCTCCCAGAGGTCGTGAAACCAGTTGCTTGAGCCAGCTGGCGTGGTGATGAACCATGCCGGTCCGCATTGATCCGACAGCGCAGGGCGCAGCACCATCTCCCATGCGTCTTGCTTGACATAGGCAGCCTCGTCAAGCACGAGAGCGCTCAAACTGACCCCGCGCAAAGCGTCGGCGCGGTCCGAGCCTTTGAGTTGAATGCGGCTGCCATTGATCAGCTCAACAGACAACTCTGTTTCGTTGGTTTTCAGCATCATCTCCGGCGGCAGCATTGACTTCAGCTGTCGCCATGCGATCTGCTTGGCGCTGATATAGGTCTGTGTCACATACCAGCTCAAGCTGCCGGGATTCTCAATCGCCCATGCAATCAAGCGTGCGATGCAGAGATAAGTCTTGCCGAAGCGCCGGCCTGAGCACAAGAGCTTAAATCGCTTGCCGTCATCCCACACCTTGCGTTGTGGTTCCGTGAGACTGCGGTACAGCTGATCAGCAAGCGGTCGGTAGTCGCGCTGCTTCTGCCGCTCCTCTTGCGCCGCCAACTCCAGCTGCGCCAACCTCGCGGCGGCTGGGTTGCGGGTGCGTGGCATCAGTCGGGTTCATCCAGCAGGTTTTCACCAGTGCGAGCTTCAATGTGCAGCAGCACTTGGCGCTCCTGTTCGGGTGACAATCCAGCCGCTTGCAAGCCTTGCACTGCTGCTTGCACGCCATCAGCAAATGCACGCGATGCGGCGGCATTATCGCTGTAATGACGGCGATATGCAGGCGCATGAGTTAGCAGCCACTGCGCATCTCGGGTATCACCATTGTTCGCTGAATCAGCGATTTTGCTAACAAGTTTCAAGCCACCTGCAGCGCGGCCTTCATTGATAGCCGCAGAAAGTGCAACTTCCTGAGGTGTCGGATTTGGCCCCTTTGCGTTAGCTAGCCACTGGCGAATCGACTCGTACGTGACACCAACTGCCGGCGCGATGTGCTCAAGAGGTGCGCCGTACTGACACAGGAAGCGCACCTTCTCGATCATCTCGTCGTTGAGCTTGTAGTGGCGACGAGCTGGCTTCAACCCCTTATCTGCACAGGCATTACAAGGTAGATGTTAGCGGAATCGCCATCGGATAGCACGACCGGGGTTGTTGAGCTGTTGGCGCGGATGGTGATGGTGTCACCGTTGAAGCCCTTCACGCCGTCGATCAGG